CTGATCACCAAAGGTGGACTCCCCAATAAGACTCTGAACATCGCACTGGCAGGTACAGGCGTGGGTAAAAGTCTCTTTATGTGTCATCACGCTGCTAGTTGCCTTTCCCTTGGTTATAATGTTCTTTATTTGACAATGGAAATGTCAGAAGAAAGAATTGCAGAACGAATTGATGCGAATCTTCTTAACATTTCTATGGATCAGTTAGAGACCATTAACAAAGAGACTTTCATAGATAAAGTACAAAAAATATCTTCGAAAACAGAAGGTAAATTAATTATCAAAGAGTACCCAACGGGACAAGCACATTCAGGACACTTCCGTGCATTACTTAATGAATTAAAATTAAAGAAAAATTTTATACCACAGATAATTTTTATAGATTATTTGAATATATGTGCCTCTTCCAGAATGAAGTCTCTGGGAGGTTCAATAAACTCATATTCTTATATTAAGTCGATTGCAGAAGAACTTAGAGGTCTTGCTGTTGAATTCAATCTTCCTATTGTGTCTGCTACACAAACCACTCGTGCTGGATATGGTAATTCTGATCCGGGGTTAGAAGATACTTCTGAATCGTTTGGTCTACCCGCAACTGCTGATCTAATGTTTGCTCTCATTTCTAATGAAGAACTTGCTAAGTTAGGACAGATGATGGTTAAACAATTAAAGAACAGATACAACGATCCGAATACAAATAAAAAGTTTGTTGTAGGCGTTGATAGAAGCAAAATGCGACTGTTCGATGTTGAGCAAGAAGAACAGACTTTAATTCAAGATGATGACCCTGTATTTGATAACAGTAAATCAGGTAATAGAATAAATAGTGAGAGGATAAAGGAGTTAAAATTCTAATGGAAGTTCCGATTAGAAACACAAAACTTATATCTAAATTTCAAGGTATCGTTGATAAGTTCTATTCTCTTGTTGAAGAAACAGGCGTTGATATTGAGTCTTCTGAGTATGTTCAACAAGATAAAGAAAGGACACAAGAAGAATTAGAATATGTTGCGAGTGAACAATATTTGAGAGAACATTTTTTACCTAACTGGCAAGACCATGAAGGTTATCCCGTTGAACATAGAGGAATTTCCGTAGGCAGGTTAAGTAAAAAATTTCAAGACGTTGTTCCTGAATGGGAAAGATTTTATAACTACGGCAAGTTTGAACTTCCACCTGAAATAGGAACCGCATCTTCTGCTCTGTTTCAGTGGTACCCTAAACCGGGTCTTACGGGTTGGCATACAAATTGGAATGCCAATGCTTATCAAATTTTATTTACGTGGAGCGAAAATGGAGATGGGTTTTTTCGATACTATGATAAGTTAAAAGACGAAGTTGTAACTATTCAAGACAAACCCGGATGGCAATGTCGCTGGTATTATTTTGGGAGGAAGGACGAACTTGATCACCATTGTTGGCACATGTGCTATACCAATTGTAATAGATTAACCCTAGCATTTAAATTCAGCAATAAAGGGTTAAAATATGATGAAGATGCAACGGCGAGGATGCTAAGAGATGAACTTGTTAACGAGATCGAAACTCCCTGATATAGGAATTGTTCTAGTAATTCTGTTGCTTGGTTTCGCTGTTTATATAGGAGTTAGTAAACCAGATGACAATAAAGAACAACCGATTGAAACAGAAAATAGCACACAAACAGTATCTGCAGAACCAGTTAGTATCACAGCAACTGGACCAACAATTGAAGAAGAATATCTTCTTGAGGAACGTTATTGCCTTGCTCTCAATATCTATCATGAGTCTCGGGGCGATTCTTTTGCTGGACAAGCTGCTGTTGCTGATGTAGTTATGAATCGTGTCGAGGATAATTACTACCCCGACACAGTCTGTGAAGTTGTGAGGCAAACCGTTTGGATTGAGAATTGGAAAGGCAACATGGTTCCTAAAAGACACATGTGTCAGTTCTCTTGGTTCTGTGATGGTATTAGCGATGAACCCGGAGACCCTGATGCGTGGATGGAATCTTATATGTTGGCAGAAGAAGTATTCGATGCTGGTAATTGGAGAGGAATTACAGAAGGTGCTACACATTATCATTCTCTTCAGGTGAGACCCAAGTGGGTTAAGGATCGTGGTATGGAATACACTGGAACTGTTGGACAACATGAGTTTTATCGATGGGAAAGATAGTAGGATTTACAGCAAGTACGTTTGATTTGCTTCACGCTGGACATGTGTCAATGTTGCGAGAAGCAAAAGAACAATGTGATTATTTGATATGTGGATTACAAGTTGATCCTTCGATAGATCGACCAGAAAAAAACTCGCCAGTGCAAACACTGGTTGAGAGACATACTCAACTTTCAGGAGTTAAGTATGTCGATGAAATTATTCCTTATCAAACAGAAGTAGATCTTGAAGACATACTTAAAATGGTGAATATAGATATACGTATTATAGGTTCTGAGTATAAAGACACAAAATTTACTGGACGTGCTACCTGCGCTCAGAGAGGAATTGAGATATACTTTAATAAAAGAGATCATAGATTTTCAACAAGTGATTTAAGGAGAAGAGTAAGTGAAAAGCAGAGTTAATTACAAATTTTATGAAGACAAATTGATTCGGGAGTTACAAGAATATGTTGACAAAACATACGACCAACATTATGCAACGGATAAGTATCAGGCTACTGATGTCATTATTGATTCTGGTCACGGTACTGGGTTTTGCTTGGGCAATGTCATCAAGTATGCAAAGCGATACGGAAACAAAGGAAGTCCCTGCGATGCAAGAAAAGATTTAATGAAAATCTTGCACTATACTTTGATTCAAATGTATGTTCATGACACGCAGAATCAAAAAGAAAAACCACAAACAACAACACCAGAAGATTCTCAGTCTATCTCAAGTTGGGATGTTGTTGCTCAAACATTGAACTCATGGACTCCAACCTGTCCTACTACACTTCCTCTTATTAAAAAAGATGAACAGTATGATTGGTCTTATAGTATAGATGGTTTGACACCGGACTTTCACCAAAGTTTTGTGGATTCTCTTCCTACAGAAAGTTATGAAGAAAAAAAACCACGAACAACCACACCAGAAGAGTGGGCAGAACTGTACGCTTGGATGTCTTCTTATAAAGATTTTCACGATGAACCAAGAAATTCTATTGATGATATTACTCCCGAAGAATGGAATAGGGTACCGCTCCTTTATGGTGGTTTAAAAGATGAGTAACGTAATTAGTTTTTGTGATTACCGCCAGAAAAAAATAGAGGAAGGTATGGACCGTCTCCGGAAAATGTCGGACGAAGAACTTCTTAATTTGGTTGAGTTTCTGACTCATACTAACACCGTATTAGATAATTATGAAATGGGTGACTTCACGTTCACCTTAGAGATAGATGATAATAAAGACCCCTCTTAGATATCCCGGTGGTAAATCACGTGCTGTTAAAAAACTGTTCCGTGATTTACCAGACTTTAAAAGTTATCGAGAACCCTTCCTTGGTGGAGGATCCTGTGCTCTTGAGATATCTCGTAGATATAACGTACCTATATGGGTCAATGACAAATACTATAACCTGTATTGTTTCTGGAAGCAACTACAAGAAAACTCAATTATGCTATATAACAGCATATTAGAACTCAAAATCACCGCAGAAAGTTATGAAGACTCTAAGGAAGCACATAGAAAACTTTTTCTTGATAGCAGAGAGGAAATCTCTGGATGCTCTGATCCTTTTAGGATTGCTGTTCTTTTTTACGTGTGTAACAAGTGTAGTTTTTCTGGTCTAGGAGAGTCCAGTGGATTCTCTGCGCAAGCAAGTCAACAAAATTTTTCTTATAGCAACATTCAAAAATTAAAACTTTTTGGTCCTTTGATTAAAGAGTGGTTGATCACTAACCTTGACTATAAAGATGTCATTTCTGATGTGCCAAAAGATGAATTTATATTTGCCGATCCTCCATATGATATTAAATCAGGTCTTTATGGAAAAAAAGGTGAACATCACTTATCTTTTGACCATGAAGAGTTCGAAAAAGAAATGTCTAAATTATCTGCTTATGTTATGATTACATATAATTCTAATGAAGACATTCGTAATTTATATAAAAACTGGAATCAGAACGAATGGGACTTGACATACACGATGCATTCTAGTAAGATATACCGTTCTGATGAGAAAAATCGAAAAGAGTTATTAATAACTAATTATTAATAATTAGGAAAAGAAATGCCCAAAGGAATCAAAGGAAGTGGAACAGGTACTACTGTTCTGATGAACCTCACAATTGAAAAAGAACTCCGTGATGAGTTTCACATTTGGTGTATTCGAAACAATACGACGATGAAAGATGTTATTGTTAATTTTATTTCAGACGTTATTGAGCAAGGAAAAGGAGCGGCACCCGTTAGAGTCACGCCACAAAATCTTAAACGTGAAGACGGGGTTGAAGCGATGAGTAAATTTTTTGATGATATGAATAACGATAACTGGGAGGACAGTTACTAATGAAGATGGAGGGTTTCACAAAAGCAGCACGAGAGGGTGTTGTCACCGTAGAGTTTACTAAAATTGATACAGGGGAACTTCGTATCATGCCGTGCACTCTTAACCGTGATTTGTCCGATCATAACGTACCAGAAATCATTGAACAAAAAGACGATTCAGATCATCTTGTCGTATGGGCAATGGATAAAGAAGCATGGCGCTCGTTTAGAACAAGCACCGTTAAACGATGGTATATTGGAAGTCCGGGTTCAGGTCCAGACGTAAGAACTGACTAGTTCTGCTCCAACAATTTTATGATCAAGTGCTATTAGTTTACCACAGAACAAACGATAAATGTAATAGGTAACACCAGTTACAGGTACACAACTTTCTTTGATAATTTGATGAGTGTTCATAATTTTAAGAGAGTAAGTTGTGTTTATATATAAAAAATCATGATTGCAGAAAAAATTAATATTGTAAATTTAAATGTTCTTAGATTTGACTTTGAAGGTTTAATAGATAACAAAAAATTAAAAGAGGTTGTCTTAAAAACAAGAGAACTCAAAAAAAGTAGAAACCCTAAGAATGGTCTTTACGAAGATAATGAAATTGATAATGATCATCCTGCTATGCTAACTCTTCGAAAGCATGTTGATACAGTATTCAAACAACTTGACAATAGGTTTAAAGGGTCTAGCAATTCATGGGGACACATTTTATATACGGGTCAACAAACGACTCCTCATAGTCATCTAAATTTAATATCTATAAGTGAACATCCGGATAACCATATTCAAACTGCATCGATTGCTACCCATGCTCTATCTTGGTGTTATTATGTAGAAGCAGATGAAAAGAGCGGAGAAATTGTTTTTGTCCCAGAGTATAAAGGTTTTGAATTTGGTATTACTCCTAAAACCTCTTCTCTTTTAGTTTTTCCAAACTGGATGACACATTATACAAAACTAAATCATTCTGATAACATTAGAATATCTATTTCAGGTAACAGATTTCTTTCTATGGAACAAATGAGGTCACCGACAAGAGACGTTTTAGATATATACGGTTATCCAGATAGAACAACAAGGAGTATATGATGCAACAAACAGAACTGAACATGGATGTTAAACTTGACGCACCTTACAACGGGTGGTTTTATTGCAGGATCCGCAACGGAATGTTTAGGTGGCCGCAATACATTTCATTTTATAAGAGGAATAGACTATGATTAAAAAAGG